CCAAATAATTGTAATGCCTGAGCACCAGGGCCCGCGCGCGAGCCTCCACCAGCATCAGCGTGCGTTTCTCCCACGCCTCCCGAGCCTGCGCATTCCGACAGCGCGATGGATCGATTTCCCGCTCCACCCAGATCATCCATTGCGGGTCCTCCATCGCCAGGGCCAGCAGCGCGTTCCGCAGCCTGCGCCGCCGGTCATAACGCAGGCTCAATACATCATCCCCCATTTCCCGCATCCACTGCCGTTCGTTTTTATTGAGACGGATCGTTTTCATGCGTCGATCAATTCCCCGTCGCGCAGCCATCCATGCCATCCCATATTCCAGTTTGGCACCGCATGCACCAGGATGGACGGCGTCAGCGTGGGCGCCTCGCGGCTGCCGTTCCATTGCCAGTGTGGTTTTCCTGGCATCGCGCTCTCCGCGATCGGCAGGATGGTCAAATGTTTGAACGGGTCATCTCCGAAACGCAGCACCAGCAGCTGGTCGTCGTTCATAAAACACCAGTCGCCTTTTTTACCGTTCTCGTCCAGGTCGTTTAGATTTTTTCGCAGCATCTCATTATCCTTTCTGTCATCATCCAGGAGGCGATACCCAATATGACTCAAAACCCAAAATCATCCGAATTGAAATATTGGTGATAATTCATCTGTTCGCGTAACGCATGGATCTCCGTCAGACCGTCGAGCGCGGCGGCCAAAAGGTCCACGCGTTTAGTGTCTTTTGATTTCTTCTTTGAGATCATGATGTTTTCTTTTGTGTCAACGATCTCCTGCGCGTTGCTCACGCACCAGGTGAGCAGCGGCGATCCATCGTGAACCAATTTCACACCCGCCACCAGTTCGCGGAATGTTTTCGTCGGCTCGTTCAGGTTCGGCATCGTCTGCCGCACCTCGATGGTGGTATATCCGCGTTTGTCCAGGTTGTTTTTGAACTGCGTCGCGTTATAGGGGTCATAGCAGATCGCATGGACCCGCCACCCGTTGCCTACCGCAAAATGCGCCACCCTGCGCGCGAGGGCTTTTTTCAACTCAGACTCGACAACGTCGTCACCCTCAACGCCGCGGCTGCGCTCATCCAGGCGCACATCGATCTGCTCAATCTGGTTTTCCAGCGCGTCGTAGTCGACCACGTCGCCCTCGGTGATTGTGAGCCATCCCTGTTTAGCCCACTCGCCATACGGAATTTTGTCGGTCTTTTTATGCCGCTCCACTCCATCCCTCGGCATGAATCCGTGCGCGCTGATCGCCACCCTCCCATCGGGCAGCGCGAACACATACGCCAGCGCGGTCAGATCGATCTTTTTCGACAGATCCACACCGACCACGCACGGCAGCCCGCGCGTCAACTCCAGGAACGTCTCCCTCGATACCGCGCATTGATCCCATTTCGCGGGCTGGCTCCCATCCCCCACCATATAATCTCCCATGTATGAGTTCTCGTTTCCGTGCACCCATTGGTTAAGATTTTTGACCAGGAACGTGCGGATTTTTCGGACATTGCCGGAGCCGAACGCCTCGTCATGCATATCCCGCAGTTCCTGCCTCATGATCTCGCTCGACATCAACAGCGGGTTCGCTTTCGCCCAGTTCGTCTGGTCATGCACGTCGTCGTCGGGGTCCAGCTCGCGGATCATCACGAAATACCGTTCGTTCTCCGCCTGGCCGGTCAGGATCATTTTGCAGTACTCATATTCCTCGTGACATGGACTCTCGACATCCATACCGGCAGTCGTGATGATGAACATCAACGGCTGGGCGCGCTGCCCCTTGGCGGAACTGATCAGATCATAGATCTCCGATGTGGGATGTGCGTGATACTCATCCACGAACGCGCAGCTCGGATTAAAAGCATCTTTATTTTTCACATCGCCCGAGAATGCGGTCATTTCGCCGCCGCGCTCGTTGTGATGCAATTCATATTTTCCGATTGAGAGCCTTTTGCGGATGTGCCTGGATTTTTTCCCCATTTTTGCCGACTGGTTATACAACACGCGCGCCTGCCTGCGGTCCACAGCCGTGCAATATACTGCCGGATTTTCCTCCATATCCCCCACCATCATATACAAACCGATCCCGGCGCCGCGTGTCGTTTTCGCGTTTTTGCGTCCCTCTGTAATAAAAGCTTTCCGGAACCTGCGGACTCCCACGCGGCGGCCATTGGTCCGCACGATGAACTCCGAGCACGACACCCACCCGAAAATGCAACTGATATCGAATACATGCGCATCGATCAGTTTGATCGGCTGCCCCACCAGTCTCCCCTCGATATGGACCAGATACGAGAACCACCTGATCGCCACAAACGACGCCTGCTCCTCGTCGAACCTCCACAGGAAATTCGGGTCCGGCCTGGGCGCGTCCTGACCAGTGGCGATGGCCACGCGCAGGATCTGGTCATCCGTGAGTTGACCGGCCCTGGCGAGATCATGCAAATGTCGCACGCAGGATAACCTCTCCGTGTTTCCTGCCACACGTTTATGCTCGATTACATCGAATGCATATTGTGTCGCGGGATGCATCAGTCGAACTCCTGGCCGAATTTGTCTTTCTCGCCTCCCTGTGGATCATCGGAGCGTCGTTTGATCAATCGCGCGCGCGCGCCAGGCGTAAATCCCAACAGCTCCGAGTAGCCCTTGATCCTGAGCATATAGGTCTGCATGATTTTGTGGTCGTCGATGGTCAGCCTGCGTTTGTTGGAGATTCTTTTATACAATGCCACAGCATCGCAAAACAATGCGAGGATTTCGCTATCCAACGCATCGAGCAGCTCCGAGCTGCCTTTCAATCCGCGGATCTCTGCGATTTTTTTATCCCAGATTTTCCGCCCCTCCGCGCTGATCCAGATCGGCGCCTCGATCCCCGTGCCATCGGATCGCTCAAATACAACAGACGCCTGTTCTCGTTGCTCGATCTGTTTTTTTGTCCAATGTTTGCCGCCCCCTTTTTTTCCAACTGCCATCGTTTTCGCAGAAACCGCCCGAGTTGGCATCATACCCCCAAAAAACTATGGCGCCGATCGGGGACTATTTTACAAGGATGCTGCCACGGCCGTTCTAAACCCTCCATCGAAAACTTTTTTCGAGGGGGGGTATCAACTCCCGGAACGGAAAACCTCATTCGCAGTTTTCCGCGAATGACATGATTTACACAGTGATTGGAGGTTATGCTCATCAAAAAATAATTCAGGGTCTCCGCGATGTGGCGTGACATGATCCACCTCGGTGGATGATCTATGCACACCTCTGCCGAGACAATCCGCGCACCAGGGATTGCGCTGCAACTGCGCTGCCCGCATCGATTTCCATTGTGGACTGTTGTATAACCGTTTGATCTGTGGATCGCGCTTCACGAACCTCGACGAATGGTCCGGGCATCGTCCCGATTTGACCAGGACATAACATCCTGGATAGGTGCATTTTCGCAGCGACGAATATGGCATGATGACAATTCAGGAGTGGACAGCCCCCACCTGCCCACTCCTGAAACCTATACCGCCCGTAGATATGCCTGGTTCCGCATGGAGTGCGAGAACAGTTTGAGACCGAGCCCGCGCGTCATTGCCAGATGGATGTGTTTGGTCCCTACGACTTGCACAATGTAGGCAAATACGATCGCGGCAACGCGGGCAAATTCGCCGAGTGCCTGGTCGATGCTGCCGAAATCGAACGATGGATAGAGTTTGAAAATCACACTCACAGCCGCCAGCAGGGCCAGGTTCAGCCATGCCGACAGTTTGCCGGCCATGCCATCATCGATGGCGCCCACATATTTGAGCACGTTGATCAGCAAAGCGATCAGTGCGAACGTGCCGACCAATCCCTCGCCAATGGCAATGATGCGATCCAGTTCCACGCCGAACAATCCCAGAACCGCGGCGAACAGAGCCACGAGGCCAATCGGAAGTCCAACCTCCCTCAAAAGCGCAGCCAAATCGATTTTCATGTGTACTCTCCTTTTGAATTTGATCGAAATAAAAACGCCCGATGACTCAATTGAGTCATCGGGCGCATCACTCCGATCATGGTGTCCCGGCCTGCGCCAGGACTGCGAATGATATACAGCTGTCGGCTGGATTATAACCCTCTATACATTCAGTCTCCCGTACCGAGCCATGAGCCTCATAAATGCCGCCTGTCCGATCTCCCATCGCTCCCGGTTCCTGCAACCAGGATAACGACATTTGATTTCCCGGGCATCTCCGATGAAATAGACATCCACATCCGGTCTCTCCGGGATCGCCAGCAGCGTGCTTACAGATACATCCCACCTGGCCAACGCCGTGATTTTTTTCCCCTCATCCAGCACATACCGCAGCTCGCCGATAATGTGGCTGTGCGGATATTCGCGCAATTGCTCCTCTGTCACAGCCTGACCGGTGCATAAAAAAAATCGTTGTGTTTTCATTGTTCCCATGACGCACTAATCGTTGTGGAGGTTACTCGCATCAGTTCACTGACCTCCTCACGAAGCACCTAACGGTTCGTTTTAGCGGCGGGTGGGCGGGCGTGAACCAACCCACTCGAAGCCGCTAAACTTCGGGCGTAGATAAGCCCGGTAACGCGGCAGAATCCCCACCTGTCCGCTACAAACGGTTGTTAGGTGGCGCGCAGACTACACCGCACTCAGTTTCAAACTCTGACTTGTAATTACCTGCGGACGGGGAGAGTTCATCCAAAAACACATCAAGAATTTTGACATTCATTTTGCGTTCTTGTTTGCTCATGCGCTCAAAGGCTTCGGGGAAGTCAACGCGGATTTTATTCCAGTAACCTTTTTGACCTTTGACACACCCAACGCAGTTATTATTTTTGTAGCCAAGTTTGTACATGGCTGGCAATTCAATTCCCGCTTGCATGAGCATATTGAGACAATCTTGCTTATTCATGCCAGCGTCACGAAGCGGAAACATCAGGTAAAGTTCTGGATTATCACGCTCGAATCGGGCAAGGCGTGGAAGTTCATCAATTCCAAAACCGAATACATGCACATCACCAACGCCCTGATATTGTTCGCGGACATTGCGCTTTAGTTCTTGCGTGCAACGCGCACCACTTACGCCAACAAGCCAGCCTGTTTTATTAAATACATCAAAAATATCTTGGTACTTTTCAGACTTCAATATTTTGATTTCCTTGCCTGTCCACTTTTCGACATCGGCAATAAATCGGCGGTTATCTGGATGCTCGAAGGCAAGAGTATCGCAGTATAAAATCTCTGCGTCTGGGTATTTTTCAAGCGTGAGTTTCACCGCACATGCCGAAGCTGCGCCACATGAGAACCACACGAGAACACGCCCCGCGAAAAAAGACGGCTGGTTTGGTATCCTTACTTTGCTATCACTCAACATCATTTCAGCCACCTAACGGTCTTGCGTTACCCGCAAGGGCGGATAACTGATAATTGATTTATGACCTACGCCCGCCCTTGTCGGGTGCACGCTTTGTTCGGCTTCGCCAACTTTGCGAAAGTGCCTAAAGAATAAATCTTCCGCCCATCGCTCGCCATTCTCGAACACATAGACTTTTAGCGGTTTAGGGTTGTTGGGGATTTCTTCAACGTGGTCGAGTTCCCAAATTTCGCCAGTGTTTACATTTTGATACATAACCTTTTCCTTTCTCGAAAAGAAGCCCAACGGTTAGTTTTAGCGGCGTGTGCCGCAATTGTGACAATACAGGGCGCGAGTGGCGTAGGTTGTGCCGCACGAGTGGCACACGTCCGCTGCAAACGGTGTTAGGTTGCGTACAGGATCCAAGACGAACATGGCAATATGCCTACCTGTACCCTTGTGCGCGGATGCGTCTTCGGTCGCAATCCATTGCACATCACGCAAATTTCTAACCTTTGCTCCAGCGTCAAGCAACATCAGCACCCATTTATCAATAGGGTAAACCATTACAATCTGTTTACCTTTTTTCCACTCTGCAAGACATTTACGTGCCCATGCTGTTGCGCCGCGCTTCTTGCCATCGGGGTAGACAATCGCCCCGAAAGGTGGGTTTACATAATTACGCTCGCCCCATTCAGCGGTTAGCCCGTCGAATGTTTCAGGCTTTGGATAAGGGCAAGGATCAAAGTTGAAATTGAACTCTGCTTGCAAATCCGCCATCAAATCGGGCGGCGTAAGCCAATAATGTTTTCCGTCTTTTGCGCCATTGAATGACATTTTAGCAACCTAACGGCTGGCTTTAGCTGCGGGGGGATTTTGCAGGTAACTTCGCAGGGGATTTTACTTCTGCGGTGGATTCAACTTGTTTAGCGGGCGGCTGTAAGCCCCGTCCAGTGCAAGCGGTGTTAGCCGCCGCCATGACGAACAAGCGCAATTGCGAGCCACGCCCGCGAGATACACGGAAACCTGCCTGCCTTGCGAGCGTAACCAATTGCTCAAAATCTTCATCAGGAAACCACAACGACTTAGGCATTATTTGTTTCCTGAGTAATCCATATCCTGAAAACTATCACCCCACCAAAGGGACACATCGAACATGCGGAACATGAATACGATGCAATCCTTTGTGAGCAGGACTTTGAAAAATTGCTTGCGGGGCAGGTTTTTGTTTGAGTAGGTTATGAGTTTCATTTCGATCTCCTTTTGTAATCTATAGATTTATTTTACTACCAATCTATAGATTGTCAAGAGGCAATTTATCTTTTAGCTTTGATAACTCAGAGGACATTTGAGCAAATGAAACACGGTTCGCTAATTGTTCTGGGGATTCAATTGATGAATAAATTTTCCCATTGGTAAGACGAATTTCTGACGTGTTTCCCTGACGTTCAATTATCGATTCGATCAAATCAACATTTAGGTAGAAGGTATCTCCACCGTGAATTCTTAGTGAAATCATCATAATTTTTCCTTTTGAAAGACAGGCGGCTAACGGTTTGCGTTAGCGGCGGCGACTAAAAACATTCGCCACACCTGATACAAAACAAGCCAGTCTCGCTGTTATCCAATTCGTGCTCGCAGTCGTCGCCGTCCGCTGCACGCTGTGTTAGGTGCGCCTGTTTTTCTCGAATCTCCACTAATTCTTTATATGTATTCGTTGAAATATCAAGATCATGGCTGGCGCCATCCGTGCAGTTGCGGCAAAACTCGCCATAGGTATATTCTTCGCCACAAGTGGAACACTCGACAACCTGATATTTTGGCGGACACTCTTCACACGCTGGATTACGACACTCCCAACGGAACGAAATATTGATTCCGACTTTCTCTAAAAACTCATCACAGGACGGACAACGCGGTGGCTCTGGTTGTTCGTATGGATTTTTTGCATAGTAACCCATGCTATTTACTCCTTTACATGCTTTGTTAGGCTTCGCCATGCCTGCCGAACACCTGCCGAAAGAT